GAAGGTAAATCAGAAAATCGCTCTTGCCCACCTTGGGGGCGCCGCCGAGCACGAGCCGACCGCCGGGTGTCAGAAGCCGGGGTGCGACGATGTCAGCGGGCATCGGGCTGGCGTCATCCAGCAGCGCGCCAAAGGTGAAGGCGGGCATGTCTGCCCGGCGTGCGGTTTCAGCAGAACGAAGCAGCGGCGGGCCGTTGCGCTCGACATGCAAGCGCCACAGCCGATCGGATTCCGCCTTCAGGCGATCGAGCGGCCAGCTCGGCCGCAGCATTGCGGCATTGTACTGACAGATCGCTTCCCAGCCTTCGTCCGGACTGATGCGACCATCATGGACCTGACGGATAAAGTGACCGATGGCGGCGCTCGCGCCCTCGAACCGCGACCAGGCATCAGCCCCGCCCTCATGGACCGGCGTCGTCAGCACATCGGCAAGAGCGGGCTTTTCGTTAGATGAGGCAGAAGCCGCACCAATCCCGGGCATGGGCGGCATGGCCGAGACCATCTCGGCAAAATCAGCAAGGTCCACTTCACGTTTGGCGGCGTGCTGCAGGATCTGCACCATGCGCTGGCTGCCACCCTTATGGTAGATGGTGCCCGGGACACGGATCGGCTGGTGCGCGGAGCGGAAATGGGTGTCGCCGGCCACCTTGGCGGCAATGGCACCGCGCAGAGCGCAAACCTGCTCGACGTCGGTATCGGTCGCAGGCTCCGAGAGTTTCCACCAGACATGGAGCTTGTGCGCACCTTCAGGCGTTCGCCCACCGCTCTCCACGATCAGAGTGGGGTCACCCAGATGCCGGGTCAGATGGGCGAGCTTGGCACCGATATCGCCGGTGTCGATGTCGACGACGATCGCCTGCATCGCGGTGATGTCGGCAGACTTTGCCTGACCGCTCTCCGCCACCGTGCCGGGGATCACGTAAACTGCCGCGCCCTCGCGCCCTGCCCAATGGGCAAAGGTTGTGAGCTTTTCCGGTGCGGATGCATCCGCATCGATCCAGATATTGTGGGGCTTGCCCTCGATACCCTGACCCTTGTCGATGAAGCTGCGGACCGGGATCAGGCCGTCGCAGTAGTCGAAAACGACATCGAAGAAGGCAGCGATCTGGGCGGGATCTGGCTCAAGGAGCAGCTCTTCCAGCAATGCGGCATCGTTGAAATCCCGCCAGGGGTTGAAGTGAACGACATTGTCTTCGGTCACTGGGGCATCTCCCAGCAACGGGCAGCCCACGAGCAGAAGCGGCACTCGAAATGCTCACGTGTCCGGGTGAAGCGCGGCAGCAATTCCCCGGCCTCGGTGGCCGACAGGATCCGCACGGCCTTATCGCTCATGCGCTGGGCCAGCTCCCCATCGAACGGGACCAGTTCGTGATGGAGTTCGGCCGTGTCCTTGTTGATCGCCGTGAACAGCGCTGGGGCGGCCGAGATGCCCGGCACGCTGGCTTCCATATAGGCCTGGTAGAGCGCGATCTGGGCAGCATAGACCGGCTTCGACAGCACAACGCCCTTCGACACAGTCTCCCGCCAGTTCTTCGCGTTCATGGTCTTGCATTCCCAGAGCGCGGGGACACGAAGTCCAAGCGCCGCAGGAGCACCGGCGATGATCCCGTCGACATGACCGCGCAGTCGCCCCCCAGCGGCCGAGAAGCCGAACTGCTCGCCGTCCGGACGATTGCCTTTGCGCGTGAACAAATCGAGGCCGGCACCGCGCAGCCAGGCTATGGCCAGATCTTCCAGGGCGTGACCCACCGCGAAAATCCGCAGGGTTCGGCCCGAGAAGTCCGCATTTTCGTCTTTGGGCGTGGCCGTGAACTCGAACTGGAGCGCGCGCTCGCAGGAAACGCCGACCCGCGAGCCGCCGAGATAATCCCGCGGACTGCGCGCGGCGTTGTCTGCCACGAGATGGCTATCGACGAGGGCGTTCAGACGTTCGCCGAATGCGGGACGGTGATTGAAGTCCAACATCAGAACGGCACCTCCATGGGGTCATCCACGGCTGCCTGATGCATCGCGGTCTGGAAGCCATCGATCGCGACGGTGATCAGCTGGAGCATCTGCTCCTGCGACCATTCGCTGGGCGGGGAGTGCCAGCCGATCGTGTCGATCAGGGCTGCGACGGGTTCCAGCGCGGCGCGGATTGCGACCTCTTCCTGGGCGGTCAGATCAACCATGTCCTGCACCTTGCACGCCCGCAGCCAGAAGAAGCGCTGGCAGCTGATTGAGCAGAACCACACAGAGGGGCCCGATCGTTTCGTACGTTGCGGGCCCGACCAGCCGAAGCCAGAGGTTGGACGAAGGCAGACTGCACACAGCAATCCGCGTGGATGCCAGCACCGCAGTCGCTTTTCGGCAGAGGGCGATTTTTCCATGGGCGGTATCCATCACGCCGCCTCCCGCAAAGCATGCGGATCCGCGCCCATCACGAGGCCGCGGATGGCTGACTGGTTGAAGCGGAAGGAGAGCAGCGCGGAGGCGTGGTAACGCGTCAGGCCGTAATCCGTCCGATAGGACGGTGGCAGGAAGGCCAACTGCTTGTCGGTCGGCGGTTGCCGCAGCCAGCCACGGCTTTTGTGGGCGGACTCGTCGCTCTCATGAGTGTTGAGCCAATCGTCTGCGGCAGCGAGGCAGATGCTGCGCTCACCCATGGCCAGCAGATGTGCGGGCTTTTTGGGCTGACCGCCGATGCCATACCAGCGACCGTTCAGGAAGAAGACGCCGGCCCATGCGTGAAAACCGTTGGCGACGAGCGCAGCATCGTCCCCGAACAGATCCACCCACTCGAAGCTCGACCGTTTCAGCAGGTCGATTTCGGCCATGATGAACTGGCCGAGCGGCTCGGCAGGATCGCGCGACGAGCCTTCCCAGATATGACCGCACAGAGGACATTCGGTTACGGCGGCCGGTACGACAGCACCGCATTCAGGACATTCCTTGGTCGGTGCATCACCGTTGGCCTGCTTGCCATCGAGATCGACATCCTGCTCGAGCGAGCCATGGATCAAGGTCGACGTTCCGAAGTCGAGGACGATGCAGTCGGTCTTGACGATGCCGGGATATTCTTCCGGGTTCACGGTGCGCAGGCCACGACCGATCATCTGGATCATGGTGGATTTGAACGAGCTGGGGCGCAGCAGGATGACGCAGGAGGTCGGGGGGTGATCCCAGCCTTCGGTCAGCACCGCGACATTGACGACCACCTGAATGTCACCGGCGTCATAGGCGGCCAGGGTGGCACGACGGGTCGCGTCATCCAGATCCCCATGTACGACTGCCGCGGGAATGCCATCTGCGTTGAAGGCGTCGGCCACGTTCTCGGCATGACTGACGGTCGAGCAGAACGCGACCGTCTGGCGGTCGCCGGCCTTATCCCGCCAATGCGCAATGACCTGTTCGGTCACCGGCGCCTTGTTCATGATGGCGTCGACCTGTCCCATGTCGAAATCGGCAGCCGTCTTGCGAACCTTGCCGAGATCTTCACGAACCCCGACGTCGATCACAAAGGTGCGCGGGCGGACGAGATGGCCCGAGGCGATCAGTTCACCCATGCGGATCTGGTCCGCCACGTTAGTGAATACTTCGCGCAGTCCCTTGCGGTCACCGCGATTGGGCGTGGCGGTGACCCCGAAGATGCGCGCCATCGGATTGCGGTGCAGCACCTGGTCGATGATGCGGCGGTAGCTGTCGGCAACCGCGTGATGCGCCTCGTCGATCACCAGCAGATCGACCGCCGGCATGGCATCCAGATTAGCCGGCCGGGAAAGGGTCGGCACCATTGCGAAGGTGACCTGGCCATCCCAGTTTTTGCTGCTGGCATCGACGACCGAGGTCGACATGCCGGGATTGACCCGGGAGAATTTGTCCCGGTTCTGATCTGTCAGTTCATCGCGGTGGGCCAGGACACAGGCCTTAGCGCGGCTGTCGCCGATCATCTGGCCGGCCACCGCAGACAGGATGATCGTTTTGCCCGTGCCGGTAGGAGCCACACCGAGCGTGTTGCCGTGGGTGTCGAGCGCAGACAGGCTGCGCTCGACGAAAAGGGACTGTCGGGGACGAAGGATCATGGCGTGCTCCTCACTGCGCCCAGGCGGGACGACCGCCAGTTGCGGGTGCCGAGGAGAACTGAGGCGATGCAGCCGCTGGCGCGGCCGCGACCGATCCCATCAGCGCCGCATATTCGCGGTGGTCCGGGGTAACGGCGGCGCGAATGTCGTTCTTGTCATCGCCATTGCTGTCGGTGCCGACATCAATGCGGGCGACGAACTCCAGTCCGTCGAGGTCGCCGAAACCGCTGATACGGCGTGCCGCCTGGGCCTGCGGGCTGTTGTCCTTGTCGGAAATCCCGCGCGCCGAGTTCAGCATCGAGCGCACCAGACCGCGCCCCATATTGGCCCAGTCGGGACCCTTCGGGCTGTAGAGCCCGATCATGCCGAACACCTTGCGCTTGGCGAAGGGACCTTCGAGCACCGTGTATTCAATGTTCAGATAGACCGAACCGGTGGTGCCACGGGTGGCATAACCACCAGTCCAGCCCTGGCTGGGATCATCATGGCCGCCCGGCCGGATGGTCATGCGGACCTTGGCGAGAGTGCCCTTGGGGATGATGTTCGAGGTCTGTTTGGCGTCGTTGAAATCGTTCCAGCTACCCATGATGGGTCTCCTTGTTCAGGTCAGTTTTGGGGGGATTGGGTGTTGGCTGCCGGCACGTCGGGCAGGCCGAATTCCAGCCGATCGCTGGCGGGCGTGACGGGGCCACGGATCTTGGCCATGAGCCGGCCCAGGTGCGGTTCCTCGACCAGCGCGAGGCGGCCAGACCGGTCCTTGGCCGGGTAGGACCACGGGTTGATCGTCTGGCAGATGAAGGCACGCGAAGCGTTTCCGGCCTCGTCCTTCAACTCGGCCATCGTCAGGACTTCATCGACGATGCCCGGCAGCTCGAGTCCGGTCTTGGAACCGTCGATCTGCGGCTGAAAAACCTTGCGATTGAAGTCGTCCAGCTTCTCGTCAAGGATGCCGACGAACCAGACATTCTTCGTCCGGGTGTGCTGGAGATGGGTCAGCCAGGCGATCATTTCCCGGCCGTGCAGACCATAGGCACCGCGCATGTCAGGCTTGCCGGTCTTGTCGGAAAACGCCTCGGGCTGGCCCTTGCACCACTGGAAGCACAGGCGCCCGGCAACAGTGATCGAGTCGATGAAGACCGTCTCGTACCGATCGATCGCCGCAGCATCGCCGAACCGGGCGCACACCGCATTGTAATGCGCCTGGCTGTAGACCTGATCGTCGCGCAGCGCCGGGTTGGGCCCGCCGATGAACACGGCGAAGTCGCGGCATTCTTCCCATGTGCGGGGACGGATGCTGTCGCCGGTCCAGCCTTCGATCGCGAGGTCGCCGGCTTCGAGGTCGAAAAACAGCGCGGTCGAGGCCGGGAGCGTCCAGAGCAGGCTGGTCTTGCCGATGCCGGATTTGCCGAAGATCACGCCCTTGATACCGCGGTTTTCCGCGAGACGCTGATCTGCTGAAATGATCGGGAGAGTCATGCTGCGCCCTCCAGCTTGAGTTTGAAGCTGGGGGAGCCGCTGCGCACCGTGCGGGCGGTAGTGAAGGCGCTGCGAATTTGGCTGGGCCAGGCCGCGAACTTGCGCTCGGAGACCTTGAAGCTGATGTCGACATATTCGCGGGGGTCTTCGCCGTCGGCCTTGATGCGCTCGACCAGCTGGGCCAGTTCGAACTGATCCCAGTCGACCTTCTTCGGCAGGTCCGCGACGATCGTCACATCGCCATCAGCGAAGCGCGCGGTGCCAAATTCCTTACCAGCGTCGGCACGCACTTGCTGGGCGCGATCGGCATATTTGAGGGCGAGTGCGCCATTGAGCCACTCGCTGGCCGTCTTGGCGAAACGAAGGCGTTCCTCGACCTCCTGCTGGAGATGGACGAGCATCTCGGCCGGCAGGGCGACGATCTCGCCTACGGCCATGTGGACGAAGTCGTCCACGCTGATGGTGTTGGGGATGGTCATGTCGGCCGCCCTCACGCCACGGCCTGCGCATCAGCGCGGGCGGTATTGTGACGGGCCTGGGCAGCCTCGAACGCCTCGACATCTTCGAGGCGGTAAACGACGCGACCGCCGAGCTTGATGAATTGCGGGCCTTCGCCCGTCCACCGCCAACGCTCGAGCGTGCGGTGGGAGATATTCCAGCGATCGGCGAGATCGATCTGGTTCAAATGCCTGAGTGACATGAGCGTAACTCCGTTGATGCGCTTTCCCCTTCATCCAGCTTCCTGCTGGCCCTTGGGGATGCGCGCATTTTCAACGGGTTAGGCGGAATTCGATA